ACACCTTTAATACCTAGAACAGAAGAATATCCACCAATAATTAAGCCTTGTAGCCAAAAAGGAAATTTATTTACTTGGTCAAAGAAAGCATCAAGTTTTGTTATAATTTCAGGGTCATCAGAAAATACACCCCAAGCACACACTAATAATGGAATTGAAATTAAGATAAGGACAATCTCGTCTTTTAGATCGTTTGCTTGATGTTGTTTGACAGTTTTAACCATCTCAATCTCTCCATCAATAACTCTCTGCATTTGTTTCTTTTCAGCAATAGATTCTAATACTTTAGTTTCTTTTCTGTTTTTATAAACAGTTCCAGCAGTTGATATTCCGAATTTTATTAATGATAACCACATAATTATATACTTATACTACTTGTTACAAAGATTATTGCTGCCCAATATACCACAAGAATTGAATAAATTATATAAGTGAAGTTCATTCACTCCTAATATTCCTTATTTCTTATTTTGCAACTCTTTTGCTAATTCGCAGTAATGAATGATCTTATCCCATTTCTCGTTAGGGTTTTCTCCGTTCTTATTTCGGAGTGTGTACTTTATAATATTACCTTGTATGAAGTCTAGCTTATTCTTTACTATAAACTCGATAGGTTGGATTTTATATTGCTTATAGTGCTTCCCACCTATTTGCTTATCAGTAGCCTTTAAAGTGGCTCTATGGGGCTTTAACCTAGACAATTTTACCTATCCAGTTACCCTTTTTATCTAAAACCATAGGAAGTAGTCTTGGAACTCCATCTAAGATAATTCCACAACCAAGTATGAATCTAGTCTTAAAGTTTTTAGCATATTCAAATGCCATTGATTTTTGATTAGTTAAACAACCTACGTTCATTCCAAAGAATAGATTGTCTGGGTTAGCCCACCAGCTGATAACAAACTTAGTATGATAATGACCTTGAACAGCACTCATACCCATAGCTTGTGATACTTTTAATATATCAGCACTCATACCATGAGTAAAAAAACACCTTTGACCATTAGACATAGTTAAGGTTATATTATCTGTCCACTTCCACTTTTTAGTACCTAAAAAATCTCCATAATTTTTAATAAATTGTTTGCTCATTCCATACTTTAATGCTCGTCTAAATACTAAACTAGAGTGGTTACTATCTACTTCTGTAACATCTGGAAATACACCCTCTAATTCTTTTATATATTTTCTAGCTTCAGTTAATTCTTGACCAGCAGAATAAAGATCAGGATTTGAATCGTGCATAGAAATTGCATGAAAATCTAAGCTATCGCCTATGTTAATAATTCTATCTGGTTTAAATTCTTTTTTGATTTCTTTTAAAAATTTGATTGAGTCCTTATGATGATAAGGAATGTGCATATCTGAAATAACAAGTATTCTTTTATTCTTCATACAGTTGTAAGTTGTACTTATTTTTTAATTACTTACAAGCCTAACATGGTGATAATCAAATATCCCATTCCAGTAATTAATGAGCCAGTACAAATTAGTAAAATCTTTTCTAATCGTTTTACTCTTTCTTCTATTATGTTAATTTTATCGTGAGTTAATTTCTGCATTATTCGACATAGCTTTTCATGTGATTCTATTTTCTGTAATGCGTTTTTACTCATTACTTTTTCTTTTTAGCTTTTGATTTTTTGACTTTAGATTTTTTAGGTGGTCTACCTTTTTTGCTTCCGTAAGTTCCTTTTCCCATTGGCATAATATTCTCCTAGTTTTTTAATTTACCACCAGACCATTTAGCCTCTGGTAATCCATTAATATAGTTCTTTCCATCAAATGTCAAAACTTGCTTTCTATTTGAGTCTTGATTAAAGCTACAATGAACCCAACCTGAATTAGCACCTTCATCTTCTTTCCAAAATTCTAAAATAAGTTGGTCAAATAAACAATTATTCTGAATCCATAAAGCTACTTCTAAATTACTAACACCAGCTATTTCAAAATCAACTGCTTGTCCTTTTGTATGTTGTGATGTCTTGGAAGATTTAATGGCTTCGCATAATTCCTCACTACGATAGCCAGATGTAATTATAATTGGTTTTTCAAACTTTGCTCTTACAGGCTCTAATACTCCATAACATAAATCAGTAAGATTTTTGATCTCTCCAGCACCAGCTTTGTTAGTAATACCTAATCTAATTGCAGTAGATGATTTTTCAAATTCTTCTAATTTAAAGTGTTTAGATAATTGCATAATTATTTAATAAAACTTGGTAATCCTAACATAGGTCTGCCATCAAATTTGTTTTTATCAGCAAATTTACTATTCAAATGATTATAATGTAAAAACACTTGTCCACAAATATCACCTTCAAATGGTTCTCGCCAATGTTCTAATTCACACCCACTATAAACTAACATATCACCAACTTCAAGTATGACTTTTTCTCCTTCAATAAATATTGACCATTGATCTCCACCTAAATGAATTGTTGTAGAAATTTCACAGCTAGGTCTATCCTTATGTCTTTTTAATTCATCACCTTTTTTATAGGCTCTTGCATAAGAATAGGTGGGTATTAATTCTAAGCCAGTTTCTTTTTGCATTATTGGTAATACTTTCATTAATAAAGTTTCCATTACAAAGTCTGCATAATGAGAATAAGTATTAGGTATCTGGTCATCTGTCCATGTACCTAACATACCATTGTCATGGGTAATATTATTTTTATACATAAAATCTACTGCATCTCTTTTAAGAAGAAAGTAGTTAAAAATAAAATTAGCTAACTCATAACTAACTGCACTCTTAATTACTTGATATTTATTGAAAGCCATGTTGTACAAAATTAAAACTTACTGATATTCTTAAATTATTAGATTGATTAGGTTCAACACTATGCCATAACCATGATGGAAAAATTATAATTCTACCTGGAATAGGATCAATGTTAGCATCTCTCCATAGATGTTTAGGTGGTTTACCTTCTTTTCTTATAGGCATTACTATTTCTGCTCCAGGTCTTGGATCATATATCCTAAGTCTACCAGCTTGTGGGTTTGACTTAACGTAATACACACCTGAGAATAATGAGTTTGGATGCATATGTGATTGATTCATTCCATCTTTAGGATTTATATTAGACCACATATTTCCAAGTACAGGTTCTCTATCTAACCATTCTTCACTAAATACTTCTTTGCACATTGTAATTAATTCACCAACTAAACTTTGATACTCTGGTTTTAATGCCATATCAGTTGTAGAGTGCCATCCTTTGTAATTAGTTTTATGTACTCCTTTATCTTGATAAGACCAATTAATAATATCTTGTGCTAGTTTATTATTATCTAATTTTATATCTTTACCAAAAACACTTGTTGGAAAAAATTCTTCTCTAATCATCTAAAAGGTTTTCCACCAAACCATACAACAAGAGATTGCCTTATACCTTTGGTTACTGGATTAACTCTATGATTTAAAAATGACGCAAATATAATAGCATGACCTTGTTTAAGGTTTGTAAATTTACCTGGTGTCATAAGTTCTAAATTACCACCTTCAAACTCTGATGGATCGTTTAATAATAAAGTCATTGATATTTTTCTAACAGGTGGCTCATGTTCCATATTTATATCACAATCTATATGCCAATCATAAAATCCTCCTTCTGGATATTCTGTAAACTGTGCTTGTTCTGTTATTTGTATATCACCAAAACCAAAATGATTTTCATTTGCTTTTTGAATAAATTTATTAAGGTCTTGATACATATGTCCCATTTCTTGAAACGGAATCCAACTAATAGTCGTTACTCTTTTTTTAGTATCAGTACCTCCACCTGGTTTGTTCATACCCACTTGTGCTTGTTGTGGTTTTTGTGATCTTCCAGATGCAATAATTTGTCTACATTGATCTGGTGTAAATAATGGTATTGTTGTTTGTACTATCCAACTTTTCCATTTAGGTTCAGTTATTGGTTTATTTTCGTACATTAATCACTAAGATCATTAGTTAATTTTTCTTTTTTATTATAAATCATTTCTCCTGATTTTTTAACTCTTTCAATAGTTTGTAATTGTCCTAATACATTAAACACTTCTGGTTGTGATGAACCAGATGTTAATGTTTCTGCTTTATTTTTCATTATTAAATGGTATGAATCTAGTTGATGAGTATTAACATCTTTGTCATCAAACGAACCATCATTAAATTCTTTTTTAAGAACTGACCATAGTTTTATTTCTCTCATTCTATCTCTAGCTACTAATTGCATATTAGCTACTGAATAAGTTTTTTCATCTATATCAATTTGAAGTAGCTCTCTTTTTAAAGAATCTTCTTCTGTTAATAATTTTTCTTGTAATCTTTTTATTTTAACTTCATTACGTCTAGCATCAAATGAAAGTGTCATTAAATTTTCTAGGAATACATTTTGTTCTCTGACACATTGCCAATACTTTGAAGCCTTTGTGGGATATTTAGCATCTTGAAGAACAGACATTCTCATTTCTGTTTCAGTTCTAAAGACTTGTTTCTTAGTCCAAGTATCTCTTAATTCATTTGTTAATTCTTTAAATTCTTTGACATCATTGGGATCAAGTAAATTATTTAAGCTAGGTGCTTCTTTCTCAATTAAAGCATGAATATTTCTTTTTTCAATCATTGAATAGATTTAATATAAATACTTAAAGTTATAAGTCAAGTTAGCTTGAAGCTAGGGTTTTAATTCCAGTTGATGTTGGTACAGTAAATTCTTCTGTATTTGTTCCGTATGAACCTGCTGAAGCTAAAGCAGCACCTGCTGTTCCAGAACCACAACCTCCACCCATTGCTCTACCTGTTGCCATTGCTGGTTCTGCTGACCAATTAGTTCCATCATAAGATGCAGTAGTTGTTAATAAAAGTGATGGATTTCCACCATAATTTAAAGCTGCTGCTTGAGTTCCTGAACCTGCTGTTGTTCCTGCTGCAAAAGGTCTAGCACTAACAGTACTCCAAGACGAACCATTGTATTCTTCTGTTGCAGTTGTATTAGGAGCACCACCTGCTGCTAAAGCTGCTGAGTCTGTTCCAGAACCACAACGACCAGATTTTCCTGTGTTCATACTAGGTGCTCCTGACCAAGAAGAACCATTATATTGTTCTACTGCTGTTGTCATAGTTGAAGGTCTAATGTAACCACCTGCTGCTAAACCTGCTGTTTGAGTTCCAATATTAGATGATAATAATTCTCTACCTGTACCTAATGATCCACCACTTGACCAATTTGTACCATCATATTCATATGTTGTACTTACGTTAGAATACCCACCGTAAGCTAAAGCTGCTGTTTGAGTTCCAAGACCAGCTAAATTACTTTTTGTTCCAGGCATATTATTTACTTCACTCCAAGAAGTTCCATTATATTCTTCTGTAAGTGATTGAGCAGCATAAGGTGGGTTACTAAAAGCACCTCCAAAAATTACATTTGCTGTTTGTGAACCTGCTCCTGTCTGTGTCCATCTTGCAGTACCTATAGCTCCACCACTAGACCATGATCCAGCACCTGATGCACTGGTAACTTCTGCAACTTTTAAAGTATTTGAACTAGAATTATACCATACTTGACCATCTTCTGGATTTGAAGGATCACCAGATAAGTATTTTATTTTTAATCCTTTAATTACATTGTAGTCTGACATTATAAATTCCTAAGGTAATGTTATATTTGTTGGTCTAGTTGAGGGTGCTTTTTCTTCATCAGTTAAATTATCCCATGATGTTTGTGCTGCAGTTATTTCTGCATCAACAATAGATTGTGCTTCTGCTTTTGTTTTTGTAATACCGTTTTTACTAGCTAACCACACAGAACCTTTTTCATTGTTTCCGATAACCCATACATTTCCAATAAAACTTTGAAGATAAAAATCTGATCTATCTTGGTGTGTAAAAAAATCTTTACCTGTGTTTGTAGCTGTTCCGTATATATATAATGACATAATTAGCTTGTTGTTAATGTTGTTATTGATGATCCATCACTTGTCTTAAATGTATTACTACTTGTATTGTACCAAATTTCACCTTCACCTTCAGATACAGAAGGATCACTTGATACTGATCTTACATATTTTCCAAATATTTCTTTATATTCACTCATAATTTTAAACTGCCATTGTAATTGTTAAAGTAGCTGTGTTAGTTCTACACCTTAATGTTTTTGTAACTGAATTATACCAGATTTGTCCTGTAACAGGATTAGCTGGATCACCTGCGTAAGACCTAATTGGTTGTCCTTGAATAGTTCTAAATAAACTCATTTAACTCCTTAATTATTTTTTAGAAGCCAACCTTGAGTTCCATCTACATATACTAAAGTGTTAGCTGCTCTTTCAGTTGCTACTGTTAAACTTGCTGTTGAACCTACAATTTTTTCTGAACCATTTGGATCAATTGTAAGTGCATTAGAATCAAATGTTCCTGCATAATCTACAAAAGATACTTCATCACCTATATTTCCTGCTGGTAAATCCATTTCTATTGCACTACTTGTAGTATTAATAAAATATCCTTCTCCAGCTACTGCTGTAAAAGTACCTGTTTTAACAGCTTGCCAATCTGTTCCACCAGAGTTATCTACAAAAGATAATACTCCAGAACCATTAGTAGTTAAAATTTGATCTGCTGAACCATCTGCATTTGGAAATTTAATTCCATCTAAAACTATATTTCCTGAACCTTTAGGAGTAATTGCTAAATCAATATTCGTATCTCCACCTGTTGCTGATAGAATAGGATTATTGCCTGTTGAATTATTTGTAATGGTCAGTTCATTAACTGCACTTGCTGTTTCTACAAATTTTAAAAGTTCTAAACTGCCATCTCCAATAGCATTTCCATTAATATCTAACATTCCACCTAATTGAGGAGAGGTGTCATTTACCAAATCTGCTACAACTGAACTATCTGACCAATCAATAGTGTTAGCTGTAAAGTTAATAGTGCCTAAAAGAATATCATCAGCACCATCATATAATTTTAAAAGTTGAGCAGTTGCAGCACCAGAAGTATCTAACCAGATTGTTCCAGCGACAGCACTACTAGGTCTTGAAGAACCTGAATTAGTTGAATTAACAGCAGATAAAACATTGTTTATATCTGTTCTAACTGTAGGAAATGATGCGTTTGCTATGTTATAATCGTGTTGTGCCATAATGTTTTCTTATATCCTTTTTAGAACCCTTTTGCAATATAATCAAATGTTTTAGATACTGATGTTCCACCTGAATTTTTAAAAGTTACGTTAAATCCTGTAATAGTTTTTGATTCTACAATAAAAAAATCTCCAGTTGCCATATCTTCTGCTGTAATTCCAACTGCATAATTAACAGTTTTATAAGGGTTTGTAAATGATACAGTTTTAGTTGCTGCACCAGATACTATATCATTACCACTAAATATTCTATCTTCCATATCTATTGTTACTGTTACTGCTGATACTACAGGAGTTGAAGCTAAATCACTTGAAGTTAAAACAACTCTAAATTTAAAGTATCTAGCAGTATAATTACCAATTACAAAGTTTTGAAAAGCTGTGTAAGTAGAGTTATCATCACTTGTTGCTATCTCAATATGTGCATTAGAGTTAGCTGGTGTATCTCCATCAAAACTAGAATTTTGAGAATCAAATAATCCTGTTCTATTATCAAATAAATCATCTGGGTCATCTGAAGTTTGTGTTAAACTAGCTGTAAGCCTACAAGTATGTTTAGCACCTATATCAACTACATCTGCAAATAAGTAATTACCACTTGCAAAGAAGTCTGCATTAGCAACACCAGAATCAAAAAATCTAGTTGTTTCTGCATCAAAGTTTCCACTAGCTGCATCAAATAATTCAGAAGAATCTAATCTTAATGTATCATCTACTATTGCTGTATTTGTTAATGTTCCATCAAAATCTGGGTGTTCTGATACTGATGCTACTGCATTAAAATTTTGAATCCCTGTTACATTAGAAATAATAGCTGTTGCATTAGAACTAAAGTTTCCAAGTTTATCTACAGCTTTTATCAAGTAAGTTCCAACTCTTGCTGGTACGTTAATACTAGTTGCTGGTCTTGATACTTTTTCTACCAAAGATACAGAGTTTGCCCAATCTCCAGTTCCATCTGTTACAAGAGAATATCTAATTTGATAATAAGCTAAATCTAAATCTGGTATTTGTGTCCATGATAAATGTGCTTCTTGTCCTAAAATATTACAAGAAAAATCTTCAACATCTTGTGGTGGTTCAATAGCACCAATGATAGTTCTAGTAGTTGTTACATAAGTTGATGATACTCCTAAAGTATTTACAGCTTTAACTCTTACATTATAAATCTTTTGGTCAATTACATTTAAGACTCTATGATTTAATCCTGAACCTTGTGCATATATAATATAATCTGAATCTGTGCTTAACTTGTATTCTACTTGGTAATAATCAACAAAACTATCTGTACTAGCACCTATTAAAACATTTAAAGCTACAATTACAGTTCCATCATTATATTCAATTAATTCATCATCTAATGTAACACTTGCTGGTGGTTGAATAGCAAATGGATTAGGTAAGTTTGTACTAGGAGTTGATGCTACTTGTGTTTTAGTAGCCCATGTATAATGAGAGTCTTGATGTTCCATTAAGTCTAAACCTAATGTAAAATCAGGATTAAAATTAATTGCTAAAATTCTAAATTGTTTATTATTAAATCCAATAGATTGATGAGTTACTCCTACAATATCTCCTATTGCTAAATCATAAGCACTAAAGCTAACATTAATTGTTAAACCTAATGCTTCTCTTGATCTTCTTAATATAACTTCTGCTAGTTCCAATGCTTGATATGGACTTGTTATATTTTTTAAATCAAATCTTCCTTCAAGTAAAAATCCACCATCAACTGTTTTCATAGCTGCGTGTTTGTCTGCTGCTGAATATGCACTATCATCTATTTCAGGAAATTGAACTTCATCAACTTGATAGTTCCTAGCTGGATTAACAAATGAACATATAACTCTGTTAAACTTTGAATTTTTAGTTGGACTATTTAAAGTATAGCCACCAATAATATCATCTTCTGTAAGAGTAATTGATGATGAGCCTGTTGTTTCTACTATTAATTTATATTTTCCACTAACATAAGGAAGATAACCTCTGCAACCTTTTAAAAATTCTCTAACATTATCTATAACTGGACTTGATGTATCTATAATTGCGTTACAATCCATAATATCTATTGTAGTTGAACCATAAGCTGTAACATCTGTATCACAAATTCCTGATGCAGTATAAAAACTTGGTATATCAATATTAGTTATTGCTAAACCTTTTCCATATCTTTCGTTAGTTAAGTAATCTAATAAACACCATGCTGGGTTATCAGAATAAGCAGCAGTTTGAGCAACAGAACTTGAATTATAAGCTACTACTTTTTTACCTTGTACTACTGATTGAACTTTTGGGATTCCTGTAAATGCGTCTTGATTCCACTTAAATTTTAAAGCTAAATAAGAAAGACCAGATAGTTTATGTGAACTTCCCCAATTATCTAATCCTGATAATAAACTTGCTGCTGATTGACCATCAGTTCCATAGTGTGGTTCTACTGTAATATAACTTGTAGAGTTTTTATAAAAATTAGCATCATTACTTGCTACTGTTCTTTGAGTGTTATCTGCTAGATCGCCTGACCATGTAACTACTTTATCATCTATTCTTATTTCTGTTATATCGTTTATCTCTCCTTCAGATAAGATAATAGCCATATATAAAAATTCATTATCAGTACCAGAAGTTTCTACAAAAACTCTAGTTCCACCAATCATTCTTTCTCCATAAATTACAGGAATATTTGCGTCATTGGATTGTTTATTTAATAAGATTCCTTTTTCGTATTGGTCAAAATCATTAGTTCCAAAGTCTGGGATTTCAGGAACTTTAGGTCGCATTACCCAAGCTACAGCAAGACTTATAACTAAACCAACAATCGGATTTATATTTAATGCTTTTGTTGCAACACTAACTATTGCTCTTACAAATGAACCCATAACCAGCTTTCCTTTGTTGTTCTTTTTGCATATCTATAAATTGTTTCATTATCTGTTCTTAACCATTTAATAATTTTACCTATACCAAATACTTTAGTGAAATTGTTTTTAGTCCAAGACATTATATCTCTTAAATGTGAAGTACATATAGTTTCAATATGCCAAATATTATTACCAGAGTTCCAATCTTGATTAGATATAATTCCTTTTTTTTGTAAAATGTGTTGTGCATCATCTGATAAATAAGCCCAATTAGTAAAACCAACTAATTTATCTTTATTATAATGTTTTTTATATTGATTAAGTAAAATGCTTGGTCTGATATAATGTTGAATATCATAATCTTTTAGATGATTATATTTTGGATAGTGTCTATATAATGAGATTATATCTTGCATTATGATCTACCCCATTTAATATCTTGTACTGTTTCAGAACTAAAATCCATTCCTACATCTGTATTAAAGAATCTTTGTTGTGATGTGTTGTTTGTTTTACGACCATTCTTTTTATCAAAGTCTGCCCAATGAGATACTACTGCTAAATTAACTACACTAGCTTTTTCAGATTCATTCACACTAAAACTTTCTATGTTACCAGAATATAAAAGAAATGGGTCTGCAATAATAGAATTATCATCAGCTAATAAACCTCTGTAAATAGTTACAGCATCATTGACTACATTTTCTCCTAAACAAAGTGAAATAAATGTTTGATCTGCACCTGATAAAGATATTGTTAAACTTGATTTAGTTACATCTGCTTGTTCTGTAAAATTAGAAAAACCTAATATGAAATCACTTGCTAAATAGGTAACTGAACCACCTGATATTGATGATGTTAATGGAAATGAACAATCTGTAATATTAATAGGAGTACCAAAACCGATTGTAATAAGGTGGAATGGTCTAATATCATTAGTCGCTAGTTCGTTCTTTAATGCTGTTGTCAGGCTTCTCGTCATATTCCTCAAATGTTCTTCTAGTTACTTTTATCTTATCATTGACAGTATAATTAGCATTTTTAGATGGGTCGCTATACTTTCCTTGATTCAAAGATTGAGCATTAAAATCATCAGCTTCAATTATTTCTTCAGCTAGAAAGTCAACACTAATCCAATACTTTACTTTATATTTCATCTATAAGGCTTCTTCAACATCAAATTGATATTCATAATATAATTTGCCTTCATTATCTGCACCTGATACTCCAAATTCTTGAATGTCAGAAGTTAAAGATACTGTAAAAGGAACATTATCATAAGTAACTATTGAATCATCTGCTAGTGCTACAAGTAAAGGTGGTTCTATTGTTACTGTTGAAGCATTACTAGATGCCTGAACATCTGCTACAACCATATAAACTTTAGAATGACTTGCAAACTTTAAAAAATCTCCAGCTTTAAATGCGTGTGGATTGTCGTTGTGATGTCCGTTCATAGCAATCGTTGTATCTCCAACTGCGTGAACTCCATTAACTAAAACTGTATTAGATTCATTACCTCTAGCATCTTCAAGTTCTGGTGGTATGATTGTAAAGGTTTCTTTTTGACCTCTTTGTTTCATTATAAAAGCCATTAACTCTCCATAGGTACTTGATCTTGTTCCAGTAATAATTTGAACTGTGAAAGCAAATCTTTGGTTATCTATTTGTCTTACTAATCTTTTACCTGATACTGATTTAGATATGATAGTATTTTGAATAGACTTTATTCCTAAAGTTCCAAATTTAGCAGTTGATATAGGGAAAGCACCAGACATTATATAATACTTTTCGCACCTCTCTCATTAACAGCTTGATTAATTAATTGAGTTATTGTTCCTCTACTTTGAGTTAGTAGTTCATCAAATCCTCTTGCATCTACTGTATTGATATTAAAATTAACTGTTGTACTTCCACCACCAGTTCCTCTAGCTGATTGAGTAATTTGTCCTGATTGATTTGGTACAAACATTTCTGGCCCATTTTCTCCTACTAAAATTGGATTACCTTTTGATACTGCACCACCACTAGCAAAGCTACCCATTATAC